GATTGAATCAGGAATAATAACGACTGACAAAGCTATATTCGATACGTTGGTATCTCAATATACTGATATAGTGCAAAATAAATCTGTAATGCTAAATGGATTATTCACAAGAACAAATTCAGAAGATTAGTGAGATGGCGGCTTGCTTTACTCCTATAAAGGAGATGGCAACGGTGCTTGACATTGACGTGCTTCTTCTGAAAACGGACATACGTCAACATCAATCGCCCGTTTCACGAGCTTATCATAAGGCTAAAGCCGAAACTTCTTCGTTGCTTCGCCGGCAAGAAATAGAACTGGCCAAAATAGGCAGTCCTTTGGCCGTTGAGCACGCACATAACTATTTGCTTGAAATGGATAGCGAGGAGGATTTATAATGTCTGTTCCTGCTACCATAGATACTTGCGAACAATATCTTTTTGCCGACGTAGACAAAATGGTTGAAGCTGGTATTCCTGAAATTATCCGCAAGCGTTTGTTGCGGCTTCGTGACATGTATAATACGTGGTTACAATTCCCGCGTATGAAAGATATTGAAATCGTATCGAAGCTTGAAGAACGATATGATATAAGTAAATCCACGGCATACGAAGACGTACGATTGATTAAACGATTATTAGGAGATTTAAATAAGACGACAAAGGATTATGACCGTTTCCATGTCAAGCAGATGCTTGACGAATCGTTTGAAAAGGCACGTCGTACGAATGATGCCCGTGCTATGGCCATGTGTGCCAACTATTACGGCAAATACACAATGTGTGATAAAGAAGAGGCACAGGATCGCGGTTATGATAAAATCATAGTACAGCCGTTTGAACCGACAGAGGATCCTACGGTACTGGGATTGAAACCTATTCCTAACCTGCGTGATAAGATTAAAAAGAAGATTGGCCAATATTGGAATGATGATGTACAGACGGTCGATTTTGAAGAGATTGAATACAATGAAAATAATATTTTCAAACCCAAACTGAAGCCGGATGAAACAGTATCTGAATGATCCCCAACAAGAAGTGATGTTTACCGGAGCCAAAGATACGGTAGTCGTCGGCGGACGTGGCATCGGCAAGGGTGTAATACATGCGGCTTGGAATCTTCGAAATTTTCAACGTATGCCGGGGTCGATTACCGGGTTTGTCGGCTCAAATTGTAAACGTGTGCTTACCAATACTTTGCCTTCAATGCTCATTCATTGGGAGCATTGGGGCTTTAAACGTAATTTGCATTGGGCTGTAGGCATTAAGCCTCCGGAGAAATGGGGTTGGGGTAAACCTATATTTGAACCTGATAACTGGGAAAACATCATCAGTTTCTATAATGGAAGTATCGGCTACATTATCAGTCAAGACAGAAGCGGAACGTCAAACTCACATTCGTATGACGCACTGGATATTGACGAAGCTAAGTTTGTAGATTTCGAGCAACTGAAAGACGAAACATTCCCTGCTAATCGTGGCAATGTGCAATATTTCGGTGAGCATTATTTTCATCATGGCACGTTGATCACATCCGATATGCCTGTAACAAAAAAGGGTTCGTGGTTTCTTGAATACGAAAAGAAATGCGATAATGAATTGATAGAGACCATTCAAGGCACGGTGTTTGAAATATGGAAAACAAAGCATAAGATCTCCGATATGTTGTCGGTAGGTCAACCTGTTCCGGATTATCTGCATTCTTATCTTCGTACGTTGTCACGTGACTTATGCCGTATGCGTTCGGTAGCTGTATTCTATAAAGAGTATTCCAGTATCTGGAATATGCAGGTATTGGGTGAAGCATACATTAATCAGATGAAGCGCGATTTACCGCCGCTTACATTCCAGACTGCTATTCTTTGCAAACGTATCGGTATCACGCTTGACGGTTTCTATTCGTCTATGCGTCCGCATCATAAGTATTCGGCAACAAACTTCAACTACATGGATTCATTGGAATACAAGTTCGATAAGTTACAGGATGAATCGTCGTTGATGGATGCCGATGTCGATTTCAGTGCTCCTATCTGTATAGCATTTGATTTCAATGCTAATATAAACTGGCTTGTTGCAGGCCAACCTAAGGAAAATAAACTGAATACGATTAAAAGCTTTTATGTAAAGTATGAGCGCAAGTTAGCCGAATTGATAGAGGACTTTTGTAAATACTATCGGCACCATAAAAATAAGGAAATTATCTTCTATTATGACAGTACGGCGCTCGGCAGTAACTATGCCGTCAATGAGCAGGATTATGCGTGGGTGATAGAACATGAGTTCGAGCACAGAGGCTGGAGAGTAACGCCTGTATATATAGGTCACCCTATGAACCACATGGAAAAGTATCTGTTAATCAACCGTATGTTTGAAGGTAAGTCAAGGCTTATGCCTATGTTCAACGAATCGAACAATGAAGATTTGTTGGTTAGTATCCAGACGGCAGGTGTGTATAATGGCAAGAAAGATAAACGAGGCGAAAAACTGGCGGAGACGGAGGATGATAAACTGGAGTCAAGAACAGACGGTTCGGATGCTTTCGATACGTTATGCATAGGATGTGAAAAGTTCCCGCAGTCGGTATTCAGTACGTGGATAGTGTCCGACTTCTGAAAGTTGTTTAAGTTTCCGCAATAGGTAATTACCGCGTTTGCAAGTGATTGTAGGCGCGGTATTTTTTATGTGCGCAAGTCCTCTTACCGTCCGAAAAGCTTGAGTATTGCTGACATATTCCGCCTGAAATTGGAAAGGTAATTACATTTTTCGGATAGGGCGGTGGGGGGTCAACTCCGTGACAACCGCACAAAATGTGCGGTTTTGGAAATGTAAATAGGTGACTGTCAGCCCGAAATCTATTTTATCTCCGGAAATTTGCAATTTTCAGAGGTAAAACAGGGGAGTTTCGGGCTGACAGACATTGTTTGACGCACGTTGTGCGAGTTATTTTACGCAATAAAATTGCGATAGCTACTCAATATCTTTTCATACTGCCGTCATTTTTAAAGCGGTAGAAAAAGGACTTTTTAATTTTTACGTTAGCACGCAGCAAAACGCACCCACCCACCCGGTTAAATAGGTATGTTTCTTGATGCACATTCATGTTGCAAGATAAAACATCAAGATAAACTAACGCGACATAAATGTCACACGCTTATCTTTTTGATGTTTTATCTTGCAACATGAAAGCGCGAAACATCCGGCTAAAAGAACATATTAAAAACGTCATTTCGGTAAACCTTCATTCCTAATTTTTAAAAAGTTCTTTACGCCTAATTATCTATCCCTAATTTTTTAAGTAGTTCTATTGAACGACAACCATAAATTATTTTATCACTGGAGATTTGCAATTTTCAAGACAAAACAGGTGAACTCTCGGGCTGACAGACATCTTTTTACGCACGTCGTGCGATATTTTACGCAATAAAATTGCGAGTTCGACATGTGGTGATAATAAAAGTTAATAGTAGAAAAATAGTTATCAATTTGCTTGACGGCAGTAGAATTTTAGTTACCTTTGTCATGTCTTTAAAGAAGGAGGTCACATGACGATGAAAGTAAAAGCTGTCAAGGACCTTCTTGAAAAAAATGGATGGAAGCATATTCGAACGCGAGGTGACCATTTCATATATTGGAAAGAAGGTGCTAAAAGACCGATACCAATACCGGGAAAAGATAGCGACGACTTAAAGGATGGAACTCTCAATTCAATTTTGAGACAAGCAGGGTTGAAATAGACCCTGCTTATAAAATATAATAAAGAAAGGTAGAAAATGAAAACATTAAGAGTAATTATCGAAAAAGCCGATAACAACTATTCCGCTTATATTGATGGAGTAGACGGTGTTATCGCAGTAGGTAAAACTGTTGATGAAATCAAAACAAACATGATCGAATCAATCGAAACATTGAAATCCGAATGTAACGAATTAGGATGTGAAGTTCCTGAAGAACTTACTGGAGATTATGAACTCGTATTTAAAATGGATGTGAAATCTTTATTGGATGTTTATTCCGGAATATTCTCTAAAGCCGGATTGGAACGTATTACTGGTATTAATCAAAAACAATTATGGCATTATGCTTCCGGTAATAGAAAACCACGTCCGGAACAGGCGATGAAACTTGAGAATGCACTTCATAAACTTGGAGAAGAACTTATATCAATAAACTTATAAGTTTAAAATCCTTTTTTAGATAACTTAAAAGAGATTGTGTATCAATACATGGTCTCTTCTTTATAATAGAATAGTACAATTGTATTTCTATAGTGAAATTAATTATATATATAAATAAGCTTAAAAACGAAAGTGGATTTATTATTTATATTATCTTTGTATGCTTTTAATTGGAGTACATGTGAAATAAATCACATAAAAATAACTTTGAATATTCTTAAATATTAAAAGAATGATGCTAATAGAATATAAAGAGGAAATTATGTGTATATTTCATGCTTTATAAAGGATAATAACTATGTGTAAAGATAAGTATAAATATTTGAGTACAGATGTGGCTATTTACATAGTCGCGTTGGCTAATAAAGAGCGTTACATAATTACATTGACAAAGGCAATGAAGCTTCTATACATTGTTTATGGTTCTTACCTATCTGTGACAAAAGAAAAATTATGCGAATCTCCTGAGGCGTGGCCATTTGGTCCTGTTTTTCCTGTAGCAAGAAAAGTTTTGTTAGATAAAAAATTAGAGGAAATAACGATGGAGGATGTTTCTAAAGAACTTAAAAGGGATGATTTACTCAAAAATATAATTGATGCAACTCTTTCTACTTTTGGGGGTTACGATTCTGAAGAACTTACAGACTTTTCAATGGCGAAAGGAACGCCGTGGTTCAAGGTTACTAGAAATATTAGAGGAGTTGATTGGGGTAGAAATATACCTGATAATGATACTTCGAGTTTCTTTGGGCGTTTAGTTGTGGAAGATAGAGAAAATAAGAACACTGTGTCTTGTTAATAATATGTTACTAATGTTTAATGGAATCCTTAAATAATGACAAAACACTTTTCTTTCCGTTTAGATGAGATTAAAAACCTCGTTGATGAAAATGGAACAATACATAGTGATAATCCAAGATGTGTTGCTATTCCTAACAATATAGATACATTATCTAAAAATGAACAGGCAAAACTAAAACGATATAATCAAGATACAGATTTTCGTAAAATTTTTTGTGTATGGATTATGTGGATAATTCCTGCGTGGTTATTAGCCGTAATACTTATCTTATTATTTAAAAAATTAAATACGGCAGTACTTACCACGTTATTGGGTACAACTACTGTTACAGTTCTTGGGCTTCCCTATATTGTATTGAAAAATTTATTTCCAGAAGGACAATAAGTGAAATATATTAATGGTTATCAATAATTTTTTTAATATACATTTGATGTTATTATTCCCCATTTTAATATTTATGAAAATAAAATTGTAATCATAAAAGGATACTAATAAGGATTTTCAGCCTGTCTTTTTATAAACGCCACGGCTGCTTTAATTTTGAGTTATAAACAAAAAAGTAAAGCAAAAGTCTATGGCCGTTACAGTTATTAAAGATGTTTCGGATTATAACTTCAGCAGCGATTTGCAAAAGTTACAATTCACCACTACAAAGTCTTCAGTGAAGTTCACACTGACGTGTGGATCCGAAAATATATTAAGTGAGACCTATGTTCCTGATGTCACAGGATTGGTAACTATCCTTCAACTTGACGAACTGGTAGAGCCTTATTTATCGGCAAACCTTATTGACAGTTTCAGTTATGTAATAGATGACGGCGATACTCCTATAAGCAAGACATTTAACGTCCAGTTATGTACGGCAGAAAGTCCATTGCCGGCAAAGACATTTGATGAGAATTATTTTCTGACTACATTAATCGGAGTCAAAGAAACATCGATAGGACGTAAAGAAGTATTACATTTAATTATTACGGCCGCAACACCGGTATACTTAACTGCAAAGTATTTCGATAGTAGCTACAATATTACTTCGGCAACTTCATCTATTGCCGCTTTAAGTGATTTAAATAAAGTACTGTCCGTAGACGTTTCACCTGCATTGTTCAAAGTCGACGGCAAAAAGTTGTTGGAATATACAATAACTGCAGGTCTCCGCCAAATGAGATTTAAAGTCGTTGATGTTATTGATGCCGCCCCGAATCTTCTTTTTACAAATTCTTTCGGCTGCCAAGAGACCCTTTATTGTACCGGTACTCATACGTTGGCTCCGGAATACACTCGTAGTGCAACGCGCAGCGGCGGAATGTTCCGTAATTATTATATAGAAGAAACACGTGTTTTCAAGGCGAACACCGGTCCGCTCACTCCGGATATGGCAATATGGGTGCATGACCTTTTTCGTTCAAAAGAAATATACATATTGGACGGTGATAAGGCCGGTAAAGAAATTGCAATTACGGAATCCAAAGATGAGCAAACCAATGACTTGGATAATATGCCGGCTTATACTTTTTCATACCGGTATGCGCAGACGAATCATAATATCCTTCAATTACCCCGTGCCGGTAGGATATTCGATAATACTTTCGATAACACATTCGAGTGATGATAAAAGTAATACATATTAAAGACGCTTTGCGGTTGCTTGAGACGGGACGCCCATGTAACCTCCGCCTTTGGAAAATGTCTACTGGAGACATCTTAGAGTATAAAGGAGCAACGTGTATCGGCAGTCACTGGCGTGGCGGCCGACATCGTGTAAGACTCCCCAATTCCGGATTGATAAGAGAGTTCAGGGATATAACATTATTTGAAATTAACGGTATGGAGATTTTTCTATGACAACAAAAAAAGATATTAATAATTTTATGGATTCCGTTCAGGAGATAGTTTCTATTTCAGGTACAAAGGTGGCTGCTGCCATTGAAACGGTTGAAGATACATCGGACATATACGATGATGATGACGGCACAATACAGGCTAACGCCCTTAACGGTCCGCATAAATATATGTATATGCCATTTGGTGTTGATAATCAGTTGCCGTTTGACGTGGTTCGAAAAATAGGCAGAGATGAGGTAATGGCGGAAAACAAGTTCTTCAATGTGCTTACTTGCTACGGTGCGGGACCTAAATATAAAGACATTAAGACTGATGAACTGACAAAGGATAAGGATATCCGTTTATGGATGATGCATAATGCGTTGTCTCCGTTTATGCTGGAGCAGGCAACGGATATGAAATACTTCTTTTTCTGTGTATCTGTTATTATTTTAAGCAAGGACGGTAAACAAATCGTGACTTTGCGCCATAAAGAGGCTTGTTACTGTAGATTTGAAAAAGCTGATGAGAACGGACGCATCAATCATGTTTTTTACGGTAATTGGCGAAATAGCAAGGTCGGCGGTGAAAAAGATGTCGAGGTAATCACGTTGCTTGACGAACATGATCCTCTCGGCGACTTAGAGTTAAAAATGGGTCGTATTCCCGGAACTGACGGTAAACGCCACTCTGCGACAAAAGAGCGCAAATTTGCTATTCTTGTTCGCTTCCCAACTCCGGGGTGTCAGTATTACCCGGTGCCATATTACACATCCATTTTTAGGGGCGATTGGTATATGATTAAACGCCTTATAGGTGCAGGTAAAAAGGCTATGTTGAAGAATCCGGCACATATCAAATATCAGGTTGAAATACATCGTGACTATTGGGCTAATTTACTTAAAGAGGAACGCATAACCGACCCTCAAAAACAATTGGAACGTATCAAAAAGGAGAAAGACAATATCAAGAAATTCCTATCAGGAATAGAAAACAGTGACAAACTTTGGATATCCGGATATTATATAAATCCTGACGGGCATGAAGTCCGGATGGTTCGTATCAATGTAATCGATACGACAAAAAACGGTGGTGAATACAGCTCGGATATTGAGGAGGCAAGCAATATGACATGTTATGCCGATAACATACATCCTAACTTGGTGGGAGCAACGCCCGGCAAGTCGCAATCCAATAACAGCGGTTCTGATAAACGCGAGCTGTTTACGTTGAAGCAATCGCTTGAAATAGCATTCCATGACCTTATGGCCATGCCTCACAATGTGGTTATCCATTATAACGGTTGGAATGATAGAGTTTATCCTGATGTTCCGATTATACTTTTAACGACATTGGATGAGAATACCGATGCCAAGAAGGTAAGTAATAAGTCGAGTAAAAAAACTGATGCAAATGATAACAATTGATATAAACCAAGAGAAATTCGAAAAATATGTTT